AAAGAAATAGACGTTCTTTATGCAAAAATTTGCGGGGACGAAGCCTCGAAACTGATAGGAGATGATGAACAATGGCAAACATCAAGGATTTAAAGAGAATGTGTGAAGCGCATAAGTTTTGTACAGATTGTCCGTTAAAGACTGATACTTGGTGTATACCGTGTGCGCTACCTGACAACGCCGACGAAATCGTTGACAAGTGGGTTCAGGAACACCCTGTAAAGACATATGCTATGGACTTCTTTGAGAAGTTTCCGAATGCGCCAAGAGACAGAGACGGAGCACCAAAAACGTGTTGGAAGCACGTCTACGGAGACGGAAAGTATTGTTCTTCTGACGCTTGTACAGAATGCTGGAACAGGGAGATGAAGGAAGATGGCTGAAAAATTAAAACCGTGTCCGTTTTGTGGTGGGAAAGCAGTGCTGGAATATTCGGGAGTCGAAGTCCTTCGCAACTGCGAGAGAGGCAACATAGAAATGGCATGGAAGGT